GTCTTGGGGGACTTCAATCCGAACGCTCCCATAGCTGCTGTTTAATGTCTTGGATTTGTACCCATTGCGAGCGTTCTCATTGGCGGAGCGTTGGGATTTTTCGTAGCCTAAATGGCTGTCCATTTCCGCCTCCATCATTTCCTTGATGGTTCCGCCCAGCAGGTCTTTTAGTGCGTCTTGGATGTCGGATGTGCTCTCAATGTCATACTCTTGAAAGAGTTGCTGAATGATCGCTCTTTTCCCATCGGTCATTTTGACTTTGTGAACTTCTTTTTGTTGTTTTGCCATAATCAAAGGCCTCCTGTGATTAGATTTTATCATAGAAGACCTGTTTCTTCGAGTGTGAAGTTTTTTACAGAGTTTCTTTCACACACTCGGGAAATCTTATGCCTCGACCCTACAATATTTAATCGTTGATTTTCCAGTGTCCGAATCGTTTGCTGCCAACGCGCTCTACGCGACCAGTCTCACGAAGCTGTTTTACTTCACGTTCAATTGTCCTTTTTGCTACGTTCAGTCTTTCTGCCATTTTAGCCATTGTTATTTTGGGATTATCTATGAGCAACTCCAGAATCCTACCCGCTATACCGACATCCAAACCGACATCTAAACCGACATCATGTCGGTTTTGAGATTTTGGATGAGCAATAAGTGCACCTTGGAGTGCCTTGAAATGTACTCGAAGTCCATTTCCTCGTAGTTCATAAAACGGAAGGTCTGCCCCCAGCTCTTTACAGGCCTCGCAGATTTTTTCGATACCGCGTCCCCAATGTTCAATGTATCCGGCACGATAGAATACATTTGCAATATCTGGATTATACGGTACGGAGTCATGAGGCTCCATCAATGTCTCTACCGTCCATCCATCTGGAAGAATGCACTGATTGCTTATGATAAATGCCTCATCCTCAATGCGAATCTGAACGGGAGTCCCAAACATATAACAGGTGTGGGCAATCGCGTTATATACTGCCTCACGGATGGCATCTCTTGCATAAGGGTATGTTTCCACCCGACGATCATGTATATATGACACATTAGCTTTCAGATACTTCAGATAAATCAGGTCGATTACTTGATCTGCATTCTTTATCAACGAATTTTCAAGATCATCATGATATTGCAGATCCGCTCCATCTCCGAACTTAGCGATTTTTATATAACTACCATTTTGTACAACGCTGGGATCGTGGTAAAAGAGCAACACTGCTGATCTTTTTAGTTTGCCGTTGGACATCAGATGCAACTTGCTTAAAAGCTCTGTGTTAGAAAGATCAAGATCCTCCTGAACCATTCGTTTGCTTCTTAGGGCTTCTCTACGAAAGATTTTGAAGCTCTCCTCGTCGAGATCATCTACTGTAATGTCCTCGACTGTTACATCCTCCCAACGAACCCCCGTCTTTCGCATAATAAACTGCGATAGCGCAATTCCGGTTAGTTGTTGTTTTGTGGCTCCGCTGCGATAATGGAATTCTCCATGATAGCTGATAGGGAAAGTGCTAGGCTCTACTTTGATTTCGAGATACTCCACACCATCTTTTGTGTGTTTGTTGACATCCGCAACGATTCCAAGACCGGACTGGATTTTATTCGGAATATCCTCCATCAGCTTTTTGATGTTCTTTACACCGACGATGTTTCCGGAATCATTCACACCGATGTACATCGTGCCGCCCTGTGCATTGGCAAACCCACAGAGCCATTTCAGATACTCGTCCCGCCAAGACTCTTTATATTCTACATTTTGACTTTCGGGCATATATCGATTCCTCCAAAGCATATTGTGCTTCTGTATTGTTGGATCCATTCTAACAATTGAGATCACATATCTTCACTATACAAATTGAGGGGGGCATACCATACTCTATTCTTTTATATAACATAATAGAGCTCCATGCTCAAATTTTTCAAAGGTGAATAAGGATTATTGATCTTCCGCATTATACACATCATTCAAAAATCCATACCTACCTTTTTCTTTGTTTCTAGAGAATTGAATAACATGGACAGCATTTTCCTCACTGTCAGTGGGAATGAAGGGCATACGTTTTGTTTGCTCAACAATGATGACCTGTCGTTCGTGGGCATTAGAGATGAGATAATTTATGAAATTCTGTTTTATGGTATCGTTTTGTTCTTTATGTTCCGCTTCAGAGAGCTGCGTCAAGGAGGAATCGACTGCATAGAAGCCGGGAGCACTCCTTCCAAGATCAATGAGGTATGAACTCATCGCCATTGTTGTGATTGTGTTCAGTAGTCCGCAGAAGCCTCCACCCATTGAGACGGATTTTTTAAGCCCCTCAATCTCAATGTCGAAGTTCTCCATATTAAGTCTTGCTGAACTCGCTCCTCCAATATGGGCGGCTTTCAAAATCTGCCGAAGTTTCTTTTCAAAGCCTTTGATGAGATCGTAGTCATAATCCTCGAACACATTATACTTCGAGGGGCGCGATACTTCTTCTGTTTCCTTGTTGAACAACTCACTACTGTACTGTATTTCGTCTTGACGGACAAAATCGAGCTCTCCTGAAAGCCGTATCAGTTTTAGATGTTGTTCAAGTTTTTCTTCAAAAGAACTTAATTGAGGCTGTAATTGCTTAGTAATCAGGGTATCAATAGCATCTTTCTTTTCTTCTAATGCCCTGATTGTGGTAATGATCGTTTTTTGTTGATGATTGACGCCTTGCTGAGCAACATTTAGTTCGGATAGATGATGTTTAATTTTTTCAAGTTCAGCTGCAGATGCTTCAATAAAAGATGTGCTCTGTACACGTTCTGCATATTCACCGCAGATAGGGCACTTAACTTTTTTTCGGATAGGTGAGATACTCGCTGCGCCATCAACAATAAACTCGATTCGCCTGATATCAGCTTGATACTGTTGGTGTAGGACAGAGAGATTATGTTCTACAGTTTTTGATTCGGAGAGTTTACCATTCCATGCATAGATTTCCGACATAATCTGCTGACTTTCTTTTGCAGCAGAATCCATCCGTGTCTGCAGGTCAGAAATCTCTTTTCGAATACGCTCGACGCTCGTACGAGGATCTGTGATATTTGAGGATGAGAGAGCAACTTCTAGTTTTTCTCGTCTGGCAGTGAGTTCCTTTACTTTTTCTTGAATGTATCCAATCACAGCCTTCTTTTTTGCTTCGCTGATTTTAGGATCTTCTGTTGCAATAAGGGAATTGGCATCTTTCCCGGTTAATAAATACAACAACACTGATGCCGATGCTGTGTGACCTATGGTATTGGGCGAAAGTAATGCTGAACTTTCTCTTGCGACATCTCCTTGCCGAATGAAAAACAGATGGAGCATGCTTCTCCATGTTAAATCTTGGGTTTTAGTGCCTGTTTCTGCCGAACGAATAACATGCGGTTCATCAATTCCAAGCAAATGAAGATAGACAGCGTTGATATTCTTCTTGGCGTTATGACTTACGCTGTATGTACCATGCTCAACTGTTGGATCTGTGCCGCTGACGAGAATTTTTGAATCACCTATTTTGCGCTTCAGAATAACGCTTCCTGTGCCTGTTGCCAAATGGAGCGTGACATACTCATAGCCGTATTGGTTATCAACAATTTTTGAAGGTCGGTTTTTCTTCGGGGAGAATCCGAATACATAATCCAAGCATTCCATGATGAGGCTTTTTCCTGTATTGGAAGGTCCCAATATAAAATTCAAACCAGGTTTGAAATCAATGACGGTGTCTTTATGCCATCCACCGGACACGATCAGTTTTTCAATATAAAATCTATTCATGTCCGACCTCCTTTAGTGATTGAACAGTAAGTTTGTTTATTTCTTTCAACATCGCCTTGGCATTTGCTCTATTAAACTTACTAAGTACAGCATGAGTTGCAATAATGTATTCTTTTGCATAGTCATTGTCAAATTGCTTACAGACTGCCATTCCAAGCTCTGTAATAGCGTATCTGTATCCGGTTGGGGTGGGGAATAGGCGAACATATCCATCCAGTACAAGGTTTTTTAAAGCAGAATCCACCATATGCTTTCTTGCTGGATATTCACTAAATCTGTAATCGCCATATCCGTGCAGGTTTTCATCCAGCAGACCAAAGTCCGATGCGTAAACAGAGATGAAATCTAATGCACTGACTTGTGGTTCATCTAATTTTGAAGGAAACAACTCTTTCAGCATGAGAAGAATACGGAGAGAAATTTCAAAGACTGAGCCAAGGGCGGATTCACTCATTACTTCTTTCTTCTCCTTATCCATGTCAGTTTACCGTCGTTCACAAGATGATGGCACACACCTTTTTTGATCCTTCCCCCGATCCAATATGGAGATGCGCTGAGAACATAGTTTGTCATCGGTGTGGTGACTGCCTGCTCCATTACTGCAAGCATACGCTCATAACCATTCGGGTGTGTTCGTTTTGCTGTGTCTGTCACGCCGACAAGAGTTTCGGATTTCAAGATGTCAAATTGATCGGTTAGACTGCCACTGCCCAACTCTAATACTCCGCGCCGTATGCTTTCAGCCGCATAAAAATCGATACGGCGACCATTTAAATCCTCCTCATAATCTGGAAATGATGGGAGGTCATTCGCCGAAAACACATTCATGCCCTCGGCATCGCCGTATGCCAAAAACAACTCATCAATATATGTTTCCTCATTTTGAGTCGCTTCCTTAGGAACCGGTACATTAGCCGGACGGGGGAGCGACTTTATTTTTTCTTGGATGTCATTGATCAGCGTCAGATCTAAATCAGATTTTTGAGAGGGGGGAGATGAGGCAATATTGTTGATGATGTCTAAGATTATAGACTCTAACAGGTCTGCACATGCTGTGGCTGGATCATCACTTGAAATGTTATGGCTACGTAACCAGGCTGAGATCTCATCATAAGAGTCTGAGTCAGATATCCGATCCCATATCCAATTCGAGAATTTTTCCTTATTACGGTGGTCATAGAGATATTGTGCATCCTTTACTTGAATGAGGCGGATTCCTTTGATGTATCGATACTTTGTGTCATTCTGTCTCTTCAGTAGTTTACAGGCGTCCATTGCAGCATCTTGTATGAAATTCCCGATCAGCTCAGTGAAATAGTCATACTCCGATTTTCCATATGAAATATAGGCTGAAAGACCTCCAGCATATTCAGAAAAAGTCATGACTATATTCCTCCTGTTTGAAGATTTCCTTTCTGTCCGAGAGCGTCCGGGAGTGTCCGTCCAGTCCGATTTTTAAATAAGCTATTTTGCTAAACTGCTGTTAGTAAGTTGATTTTGTAGAAGTCCTCATCAAGCACAGCATATGAAATCTCTCTGTGAAGATAGTGCATAGAACTATTATAACACATTTCCAAGACAGTCCTTGCACCTTTGTCGTTTTATCAGGGAGAGCAGAGGAAATCTAGTACATCTGAATTATAACACGAGCAAGAGTTTCTTTTCTCGCTTTTGTGAGAAAAACCAGAAAAAATTCTAATCAACAAGCGGTGACCAAATCGGATGTATGTGTCCGCTTCTATGTAGAGAAAGATTTTTAAGGTGGTGGTAGGAAAAATCAAATTCGGTTTCCCTAGGTAAGTCAATCTGTTGTCCAAGATGGCCATAGGACGGCGGGATGCGAATAGGGATGCTGACAGGTAACGAGCTTGTCAGTATCTCTATGCTCCCACCGTGCTTCTTTATGCCCATTTTCGGATAGAAGCCCGTGCGTAGTTTTGTATCCCGCCGTTCGGCAAGAACGAAAGGAACGCAAAACTATGAAAATCCAGCTCGACGGCATCATCAAAGACTACTCCGCGCAGGAGGTCAAGGTACTCCAACAGCAGGGGCATCGCTTTCAGATCAGCAGAAAGCTCGGCGTGCATGTCCCCGTCCCGATTCAGATCCACGAAAACGGAAGATTCCGCGATACGGGCATGGACGAACTCGTCCGGCGAAAGGCTACCGGAGAAAAGTTCCTCAAGGCGTCGGAGCGGGCAATTTATGCACCTGTCGATGCCGAGCAATACTCTGCTGTCATGCGACCGATCTGGCGGGAGGACAAGCGGGAAAAGCGTGGGCAGCACTGTATCTATGAAGGAAAGCCCTGTTGCGCCAACCGCAGCTGTGACGGATGCTTACATCCCGTGTATCGGACAATCTCCTTGGAGCGTGCGGTAGAACTCAACGATCCCGAACTTCCTGTCCACGAAGATGCCGCCGACACCGTCAGCTGCAGAGAGCGCAATCGTAGACTGTACGAGGTCCTCAGTGAACTCGATCCCATCGACTATGAAATTCTTGTCCGCAAGGCGGCGGGAGAGTCGGAGCGTACCATTGCCGCCGCTGTCGGCTTCAAATCTAAGGAAAGCATTCGTAAGCGCATGAATAAGTTCATGCCCGGGCTTCAGGCACAGCTCAAAGATTTTATGTAAAAATCGGTGACCAAAACATACGGCGGTGTCCTCTTCTTTATAGGAAAGTGAAAATCCCCGCAGTCAATCGAAAGGAAGTGATCTCCATGCGGGAGGAAAATGAAGCAATAGCCGAGCTTATCGGCGTTCTTCACCGACTGGTCGATGTCTTGGAGGAATTCGTGCAGAGTTCCGAAGGAGAGGAATCGTTACCAACGGAGAAGACAGAAGCACCGACCCTTGAGGAGGTACGCGCCGTACTTGCGAAACTCTCTGTCGAAGGACACAGTGCCGCAGTCAAGTCATTGATCGCAAAGTTCGGCGCGGACAAACTCAGCGACATCGCACCGGAGCAGTATGCGGCACTCTTGAAGGAGGCTGAGCGCATTGGCACGTAAGCACGCCGTCCTCTCTGCATCCTCTGCCGCACGATGGATTGCCTGTCCGCCGTCGGCACGGCTCAATGCGGAGAAATCCGACACGCCAAGCGAGTATGCCGCACAAGGAACAGATGCGCATATGCTCTGTGAGTACAAACTTTGCAAGGCTCTGGGTGAGCGGGTACGCGATCCGACCAAGAATCTCGCCTACTATGACACTGAGATGGAAGAGTGCGCTGAGGCATACTGCCAGTTTGTGATGGAACTGGTCGGTCAGTTCCGTGACGAGAGCAAGGACACGATGGTGTCGGTGGAACAGCGTGTGGATTTCTCGGACTTTGTGCCGGATGGCTTCGGTACAGCCGACACGCTCATCATTTCGGGTAAGACCGTCTGCATCGTGGACTACAAACACGGCAAGGGCATCGAGGTCAGTGCCGACCATAATCCACAGATGATGTGCTACGCGCTCGGCTGCGTCCAGATGTTCGATGGCCTGTACGACATAGACGAGGTACGGATGGTGATCTTCCAACCGCGTCTTGCCAACATCTCGGAGTTCAGCATCTCGAAATCCGACCTTCTGGCATGGGCGGCAGATACACTCGTACCTGCGGCAAAGCTGGCACACGCAGGAGAAGGTGAGTTCTGTGCCGGAGCGCACTGCCAGTTTTGCAAAATCAAGGCGACCTGTCGCAAACGGGCAGAGTACAATCTGGAACTCGCTCGTTACGATTTCGAGATGCCGCCGACACTGGAGGACGCAGAGGTGGAGGCGGTGCTTGCAAAAGCCGACACGCTCGCCGCATGGGTCAGCGACATCAAGGAGTACGCCCTGCAGCGGGCAATCCAAGGAAAACAGTGGGCGGACTGGAAACTGGTCGAAGGCCGCTCGAATCGGAAATACACCGACGAGGCGGCTGTCGCCAAAACCGTCAAAGAAGCAGGCTTTGAGCCGTATGAGCAAAAACTGCTTGGGATTACGGCGATGACTGGTCTGCTCGGAAAAAGTAAGTTTGAGGAACTGCTCGGCGCTTTCGTTATCAAACCACAGGGGAAACCAACCCTCGCTCCCATGAGCGACAAGCGGCCGGTAATGAATACCGCAGCAGAAGATTTTAAGGAAAGTTGAGGAAAACACATCATGGCAAAAGTTATCAATCCGACAAAAGTAATCACGGGAGTCAAGACACGTTGGAGCTATGCCAACGTCTGGCAGGCAAAGTCCATCAACGGCGGTGCACCGAAGTTCAGCGTATCACTCATCATTCCGAAGAGTGATACCAAAACGGTGACGGCAGTCAAGAACGCCATTCAGGCGGCGTACGAGGAAGGGCAGTCGAAACTCAAGGGAAACAGCAAGTCCGTGCCCGCGCTCTCTGCAATCAAGAACCCGCTCCGTGACGGCGATGCGGAACGCCCAGACGATGAGGTGTACAAGGATTGCTACTTCATCAACGCAAACTCTGCGACCGCGCCCGGCATCGTGGATGCTGCCCGCAATCCGATCATCGAGCACTCGGAGGTCTACTCCGGCGTTTACGGACGAGCAAGCATCAACTTCTACGCATTCAACTCGAACGGCAACAAGGGCATCGCTTGCGGACTGAACAACCTGCAGAAGATTTCCGACGGTGAGCCGCTCGGGGGCAAGACCCGCGCCGAGGATGACTTCGCAGACGAAGACGAGGATTTTCTCAGCTAAATAAGAGTTGACCGACACGGGCAGCGGGGATTCTTCCTCGCTGCCTTTGTCACGGAAGGAGAAGTGACATGGAATCATTGTCCGTTGATCTTGAAACTCGGAGCAGTGTGGATATTAGCAAGAGCGGCGTTTACCGTTACGTCGAGGCAGAGGATTTTGAGATCCTGCTTTTTGGCTATGCCGTGGATGGAGGTACGGTGCAGGTCGTTGACCTCGCTAATGGGGAGCGGATTCCGAAGGAGATTCTGGATGCTCTGACCGATGAGAGCATCATCAAGTGGGCGTTCAACGCCAATTTTGAGCGGGTGTGCCTGTCGCGATACTTGTCGAACTTGGGGATGACCCTCGATCCGTTCCATGATAATCATCCACTTTCTACGGTGTGTGCCCGCTTTCTGAATCCCCGCAGCTGGCGTTGCACAATGATCTGGTCTGCGTACATGGGACTGCCGCTCTCACTTGCCGCCGTGGGCAGGGTGTTGCGACTGGAAGAGCAGAAAATGGCCGAGGGCAAGTCTCTGATTCGCTATTTTTCTACGCCTCCGTTCCACAAACCCACGGGAGAGAGGTGGGAACTGTTCAAGTCCTATAACCGGCGCGATGTCGAAGTGGAGATAGCAATACAGAAACGTCTGTCCAAATATCCTGTGCCGCAGTCGGTATGGGATGAATATGTGCTCGACCAGGAGATCAATGATCGCGGGATACGTCTGGATATGCCGCTCGTAGATAACGCTGTTAGGATTGACTTGCTCACTAAGGAGCAGCTAACGGACAAGCTGAAAGCCTTGACCGGGCTTGAAAATCCGAACAGCGTGGCGCAGATGAAAGAATGGCTCAGAGACTACGGTGTCGAAACGGAGTCGCTGGATAAGAAGTCTGTGACAGCTTTGCTCAAGACCGTCCAGTCTCCTGTCTCCGATGTACTGGCGCTTCGTCAGCAGCTTGCGAAATCCTCAGTGAAGAAATATCAGGCGATGCAGAATACCGTTTGTGCGGATGGCAGAGCACGAGGAATGTTTCAGTTCTATGGGGCGAACCGTACCGGGCGGTTTTCGGGACGCATCGTGCAGCTGCAAAATCTTCCGCAGAATCATTTCTCCGACATCAAGTGCGCCCGTGATCTCGTGTGGCAGGGGAACTATGCAGCACTCGAAATGCTCTATGACTCCGTGCCGGATGTGCTTTCTCAGCTTATCCGTACAGCCTTTATCCCAAAGGCGGGCAGGAAATTCATCGTTGCGGACTTTGCTGCCATCGAGGCACGGGTGCTGTCATGGCTTGCCAAGGAACGATGGCGCATGGATGTTTTCGAGGGCAACGGCGACATTTACTGCGCTACGGCGGGCAGGATGTTCCAGTGCAACGTAGTGAAACACGGCGAGAACGGGCATCTACGGCAAAAAGGGAAGCAGGCAGAACTGGCGTGTGGCTACGGCGGATCTGTTGGCGCACTCAAGGCATTCGGTGCATTGGAGTCCGGGATGAAGGAAGAGGAACTAAAGCCGCTCGTGGATGCTTGGCGTTCGGCAAGCCCGAACATCGTGGATTTCTGGTGGGCGGTGGATCGTGCGGCAAAGGACTGCATCAAGGAGCGCAGCACAAAAGTCACGCACGGAATCCGGTTCATCTATCAGGGCGGTATGATGTTCATCGAACTTCCGAGCGGCAGACGGCTTTCCTACGTAAAACCGCGCATCGGAGAAAATCAGTTCGGCGGCGAATCCATTACCTACATGGGGCTGGATCTCTCAAAAAAGTGGGCGCGGATCGAATCCTACGGCCCGAAGCTCGTGGAGAATATCACACAGGCCATCAGCCGTGATATTCTCTGCTGCGCCATGCAGACGCTGCGAACGATGGATATTGTCGCGCACGTCCATGATGAACTCATTATCGAATGCGATGAGCGGATCTCCCTTCCTGTCATTTGTGAGCAGATGGCACGAACCCCGCCTTGGGCGGAAGGGCTTCTGCTCCGCGCTGACGGCTTCGAGTGCCAATTCTATCAGAAAGACTAATTTCCATCCTCCCAGAAAATTGGGAGGATTTTTGGTGACCAAAACCTCTCGGTTCGTCCTCTTACTGATGAGAGGAACTAATCTGTTTTCAAAGGGAGGAAATCTTATGTTCTATGTCAAGGAAAACATCAATGACGCTCTGGAGGTCACGGTGGAAATCAATGACGAGAATGTCTTTTGCCATTGTCCGCGCTGCGGAGCAGAAGTGCCTGTCGACCTCAACGAGTTTTTCGGCGATGCGGAGTTTGACCTCTTCGGTACGGCGATTTGCTGCACGGAATGCAGCCGAAAGATGCGGTGTGAGAAATGATCGAGCGCAGGAACCACGAGGGCTATGCCGACCCTACGGCATACGCCGCTCTGACTAAGGTAAGCCGGGAGGGCAGATTTGTTTATATCTGCTCTCCTTATCGGGACAATCCGCGCGTCAACGTCATGCGGGCGCGGCAGTACTGCAAGTTCGCTGTCAGCAGGGGGCGCATTCCGATTGCCCCGCATCTGTATTTCCCGCAGTTTATGTCAGAGACAAACGAGCGTGGGAGAGTGATGTCCATGAACCTCGAACTTTTGCGGTTGTGCGGCGAAGTCTGGGTGTTCGGCGAAAAGATCACCGAGGGCATGGAAACGGAGATTGCTCATGCCAAGAGGCTGCGGAAGAACATCCGCTATTTCACAACCAAATGCGAGGAGGTATCAGGATGAGAGACTTGGCGATTGCCTACGGAAACAGCCGTCAGGCAAAGAATTGGGTGAATAAAACCATTCGGTACGAGGATTTGAAGGAGCGGCTCAAGGTCACCATCCGTACAGCGGAATCTGCGGAAGAATACGCAAAGATGTCAAAGGCACAGAGAGATGTGGCAAAAGACCACGGCGGATTTGTCGGCGGTGCGCTGAAAGGCGGTCGCCGCAAGGTTGATGCCGTGGAACTGCGCTCGATGATCGCTCTGGACGGCGACCGTATTGACAAAGCGTTCCTCGATGACTATGAAACGAATGCGTCGTACACTTCATGCCTTTACACCACGCATTCCAGTACGGAGGCGAATCCTCGCGTAAGACTGGTATTCCCGCTGCTGCGGGATGTCACCTCGGAGGAGTTCGTGGCAGTATCCAGGTATCTGGCGCAGATGCTGGGCATTGACTTTTTCGATGAATGCTCCTATCGGCCGAATCAGCTGATGTACTGGCCGTCGTCTCCGCAGAACGGCGTATTTGTCTTCAAAGAAGTGGAAAAGGAATGGCTCGACCCGGATGCGATCCTGTCGGCGCACTCGGAATGGACGGATCCGATGAGGCTTCCCACATCCTCTCGTGAGAGCAAGGCGAATCAGGTCACGCAGCAGAAGGTGCAGGATCCTCTTGAAAAAGAAGGCACAGTCGGAATCTTCAACCGGGTATTCTTTCCTGTCACCCGTGCTCTTGAAACCTTTCTTGCCGGCGTATACGAGCCGACCGAGAGCGAAAGCCGCTGGCATCTCATCGCTTCCAGCAGCATTGCGGGCGTGGAGATCAAGGATGAAAAGTTTGTCTATTCCCACCATGCGAAAGACCTGGCATATCTGAAACTCTGTAATGCCTTCGATATCGTCCGCGTCCACAAGTTCGGTGATCTGGATGATAAGGCATCCTTCCGCGCCATGTGCGATTTTGCCATGCAGCAGGATGAGGTCAAGATTGTGGCGGCAAACGAGCGACTGAGTGAGGCAGAAAAAGACTTTGCGGAATCTGTCGATGACGAGTGGAAGAAACGTCTGCAGCGCAATAAGAACGGTGTACTGGAAAACAGCCTCCATAATATCCGGCTCATCATGGAGAACGATCCGTACATGAAGAACATCGTGTTCAACCAGCTGGCGGACGGCATGGAGATTCGCGGCGCGGTTCCGTGGAAACATCCTGCGCGGTTCTGGCGGGATGCGGACGATGCACAGCTCATCTGCTATATTGACGCAAGCTACGGATCCTTTTCACAGAGAAATTATGACATTGCCGTGACCAAGGCCGCAGATGACCGCTCCTACCATCCGATCAAGGAGTATTTCGACGGTCTGCCGGTGTGGGACGAGATGCCGAGAGTGGACACCGTCCTGATTGATTATCTGGGGGCGCAGGACAACGCCTACGTCCGCGCTGTGACCAGAAAGGCACTTTGCGCGGCATATATGCGTATCTATCATCCCGGCATCAAATTCGACTACATCACAGTGCTCAACGGAAATCAGGGCATCGGGAAATCCACGCTGATCGCCAAACTCGGCATGGAGTGGTTCGCCGACAGCTTGACGCTTTCCGACATGAACGACAAGACGGCAGCGGAGAAGCTGCAGGGCTACTGGATTCACGAGATCGGTGAGATGGCAGGTATGCGTAAAGCAGAGCTTGAGAAGGTGAAGGCGTTTGTATCGAGGCAGGATGATAAGTACCGCGCCTCTTTCGGCAGACGGGTCACACCTCATCCGAGACAGTGCATCTTTTTCGGCACGACCAACAGCGAGAACGGGTATCTTCGCGACATTACGGGAAACCGCAGGTTCTGGAACGTCAAGGTTACGGGTGACGGCAGAATGAAGCCTTGGGATCTTGGCCAAGAGATGGTGGATCAAATCTGGGCGGAGGTCATCGTTCTTTCCAATGCCGGAGAGGAACTGTTTCTCGACCACACCTTGGAGGACTATGCCAGAAAGGAACAGTCCGAAGCGATGGAGCAGGATGACCGCGAAGGGCTTGTCGCACGTTATCTCGATATGCTTCTGCCGGAGACATGGGACACGATGGACGTGCATCAGAGAAGGGATTATGTGCAAGACCCGGACGGTCTCCTGAATGCCAAAGGAACGATGCACCGGGAGACCGTTTCCAACATCGAGATATGGTGCGAATGCTTCGGCAAAGCGAAGGAGGACATCAAACCTGCGGACAGTTATGCCATATCTGCCATCATGGCAAGGCTTCCCGACTGGTCGCGTCCTGAAACGAGGCGGCGCATTCCAATATACGGTCTTCAGCGGCTTTATAAAAAGATGTGACAAGACGGCGTGACAAGGTGGTTCGTGTGACAACGCAGGTAAAAGTTGTCACACTTCCATCGTCGTATTTCTTGGCATTTATGACGATTTGTGACGGACAAGACAGTAAATTCTATATAAGAGAAAAACAGTAAATGTATACCCATAAGGGGAAACCGCACACATATTCGCGCGTATAGGATTTTTAGTCACTGTCGTCACAGGGGAGAACGATGAGAGAAAAAGACATTGAGCAGGAACTTGCAGCGAGAACCAAGGCGATGGGAGGCATCGCTCCAAAGTTCACCTCACCGGGATTCGATGGAATGCCCGACCGACTAGTGCTTCTGCCGCATGGCAGGATGGGATTTGTGGAACTCAAAGCACCGGAAAGAAAGCCGAGACCACTTCAGATGGCACGGCACAGGCTGCTTCGGCGACTTGGATTCAAGGTGTATGTGATTGACGAGATAAATCAAATTGACAGCGTATTGGAGGAAATCGACCATGAATGAACTTACGGTATTGGAACATAACAGCATCCGTGTCATGACCACGGAGCAGCTTGCCGAGGCGTATGGATGCGCTCCGAAGCAAATTCAGCAGAACTTCAGCAACAACCGTGTGCGGTTTATTGCGGGAAAGCACTTCTTTGTTCTGGAAGGGCAGGATTTACAGACCTTCCGCTTGCAGGTCGAAAATATCGAACTGCAAATTTCCCCGAAAACACGTCATCTGCATCTCTGGACAAAGAGAGGTGCGGCTCGCCATAGCAAGATGCTGGGGACGGAGCGGGCATGGGATGTTTTTGATGAACTGGAAGAAAGCTACTTCAATCCCATGAAGAATATGACGCCTGAGGAATTCCTCCTCTACAGTGCACAACGAATGGTGGAGCAGGCAAAAGCAATCAAGGCCGCAAATGCCCGTATCGACAAGGTGGACGAGCGGCTTCTCGAGGTCGAGTCCAAGCAGATGACTATCGATGAGCACCACTACACCATCATCGGCTATGCAAACCTCAGGGGAATCCGGGGAGTGGGTCGGGATGCCGCCGCAAGGCTTGGACGCAGAGCCTCGGCAATGTCCAGAAAGCAGGGCTATCACATCGGCAAGGAGTACGATGCCAAATATGGCATGGTGAATACCTACCATGTGGATGTGCTGCAGGAAGTGTTTCGGTAATGAATTCCGCTGAGATTGGAGGTGATGCTCTATGAAGTTCATACCGCATGATTACCAGCAGTACGCCATCGACTTTATCGAAAGCCACCCGACTGCTGCTGTACTCCTCGATATGGGACTTGGAAAGACCGTGATTACCCTCACAGCTCTCAACAACCTTCTCTTCGACTGCTTTGAGATTTCCCGTGTCCTCGTTATCGCTCCGCTCCGTGTAGCGCGGAATACATGGCCGCAGGAGATCGGAAAGTGGGAGCATTTGAAGCATCTCCGCTATTCCGTAGTAGTCGGAACGAAGAAAGAACGCCTTCATGCACTTCGGCAGCGAGCCTCCCTCTACATCATCAACCGTGAGAATGTGCCGTGGCTCGTGGAGAAAACCAACTTCAACTACGATGCCATTGTGATAGACGAACTCTCCTCGTTCAAGAATTGGAGCAGCAAGCGATTCAAGGCACTCATGAAGGTTCGCCCCTTGGCAAAGAGAGTCATCGGACTGACGGGAACGCCATCCGGCAACGGATTGATGGATCTCTTTGCAGAGTTCAAGGTACTCGACATGGGACAGCGTTTGGGGCGGTTCATCACGAAGTATCGGCAAGATTACTTCAAACCGGATAAGCGAAACGGACAGGTGGTCTTCTCCTACGTTCCCTTGCCCGGAGCCGAGGAGCGGATCTACGAGAAAATCTCCGATATCACCATCTCTATGAAAGCCGCCGACCATCTGAGGATGCCCGAGCTGATCGAGAGCGAATATAGCGTTCGCATGGATGAGGCCGAGAAGAAGATGTACGACTCAATGTGTGAGCAGTTGGTTTTGCAGATGAAGGGCGATGAGGTGACGGCGGCAAATGCCGGTGTCCTGTCCGGGAAACTCGCGCAGATGGCAAACGGCGCAGTCTACGCCGACGATGGAGCTACGCTGCATATACATGACCGCAAGCTCGATGCCTTGGAGGACATCATCGAGAGCATGAACGGCAAACCGCTCCTCGTGGCGTATTGGTTCCGGCATGACGCAGAGCGCATTGAGGAGCGTCTGGCATGCGTCCGACTGGATACGGATGACGCAATCGCCCGTTGGAATCGCGGAGAAATCTCCGTCGCTCTCATCCATCCTGCAAGTGCAGGACACGGTCTTAACCTTCAGAGCGGCGGTTCGACCATGGTGTGGTTCGGCATTACATGGAGTTTGGAACTCTACCAACAGACCGTGGCACGGCTCTATCGGCAGGGACAGAACGCAAACACCGTGGTGGTGCAGCATATCATCGCCGAGGGCACGATTGACGAGAGAATCCTCCGTGCCTTGAAACGGAAGGACAAGACACAGACGGCACTGATTGAAGCCGTCAAAGCGGAGGTGGCATCATGAACTATGAGATTCTGGCAAACGCCATCGTCGAACAGGCGGCGAAAGACTATCGGTGGGCGAGGGCGGCTCTCGGAAAAGACGTAGAGAACATTGCAGCGGTAGTGATGCGCTCTGAGACAGAGCGGTTCTTCCGTTCTGCATGGTTCGGACAGCTGACTAGTCTGGACGGAGAGTGGCTGCTTGAAAAGTTGGAGGGGGAATTTGCATGACAGCGAAAGAGTATCTCAGTCAGGCATGGAACATTGACCGACGCATCAATGATAAGGTCGCCCATGTGTCGCGGCTGCGTGACATGGCAACAAATGTGAGCACCGTCATCAGCGACATGCCGAAGAGTCCGAGTCCGAACAATCAGCGGATGGAAACCATCATCGCGCGGCTGACCGACACGGAAGATGAGATCAATGCAGACATCGACCGTCTGATCAGTCTGAAACTCGAGATCATGAATACGATCTGGCAAGTTGAGGATGAAAACGCTCAGATGGTGCTTGAGCGTCGTTACCACAGCTTCAAATCGTGGGAAGATATTGCAGCGGATATGAGCGTCAGCGTTCGGTGGATACACAAGATTCATGGCAAGGCACTGGATGAAGTTGAAAAAATTTTAGAAAAAAAACAGCAGAGTTCATCCGAGTTCACATAAGTTCACAAAGGTTCACGTTGCGTTCATAGGGTTGACAGTGATATGATAGACTCAGCAAGAATAGTATATGGAATCAGCCTTCTCGGAGAAGCAATTCTCCGTGAGGGCTTTTTTGATGGAGAAACGTAATGCCGAGAAAGCCGAAACGTCCCTGTCGCATGACGGGATGTCCGAATCTTACAGACCGAAAAAGCTGTTACTGTAAGGCACACGAGAAAGTCATGCAGAAACATTACGAGCATTTTTCCCGTGGCTACGATCAGCACGCGAGATATGGCAGCGTATGGCGTAGGATTCGTGACCGTCACTTGGCAGGGCATCCGATCTGTGAGATGTGCAAAGAGCGGGGGAGATACGTTCGTGCAACGCTTGTGCATCACATCCGACCTCTTGCTGACGGTGGCACACATGATGAGAGCAACTTGATGTCGCTCTGTGTCTCCTGTCATGAACGGATTCACCAGCGCGGCAGTGGTGACCGCTAGACCCCTAGGGGGCGGTCAAATCTCTAAAACCGCGCCGTTACTGGACCGGGGAGGGGGCGTACGCACAAAAACGTCGGTTCAAACGGGGTATTAAAGGAAGGGGGCGAAAAGATGGCGCGGGACGGAACAAATCGCGGTGGACGGCGCATCCGGGCGGGAGATAAACCCGAACCACTCGCAGATAAAATCGCGGGTGGGCGCACGGCGCACATCATGGAGTTCCCCATGACGGAACTGGACGGCACAGATCTTGTGGATGCTGCCGACCTCTACGGCGAGGAGATGCCAACGCCGAGCGAGTTCCTGTCTGCGCGACAGCGGAACGGAAAGCCGCTCGGCGCGGATGAGATTTTCCGTGAAACATGGCTGTGGCTGAAGGAGCGCGGCTGTGAGCGGCTTGTGAATCCACGGCTCATTGAAAGCTACGCACAGGCATTTGCCCGTTTCATCCAGTGTGAGGAGGCAATGAGTCAATACGGGCTCATCGGCAAGCATCCGACCACCGGAGGGGCAATAGCAAGCCCCTTTGTTCAGATGGGGCAGGCATTCCAGAAGCAGTCGAATCTGCTCTGGTATGAGATTTTCGACATCGTAAAGCAGAACTGCACCACCACATTCGTCGGCTCTCCGCAAGAGGAGCGGATGGAACGGCTGCTGCGTTCGAGAAAGTAAGGAGGGAAGTCATTTGAACAAAACAACATCGGAAATGAAGCTCGTTCCGATCAGTAAACTCGTGCCATATGCCAACAACGCACGGACGCATTCGCCCGAGCAGATCAACAAGCTGCGCGGCAGTCTGCGGGAGTTCGGATTCGTCAGTCCCGTCATTATTGACAAGGACTACGGCATCCTCGCAGGACACGGACGTGTTGCGGCGGCGCGGGCGGAGGGGATGGAGAGCGTGCCGTGCGTATTCGTCGATCATCTGACGGAAGCGCAGAAGAAAGCGTACATCCTCGCGGACAACCGTTTCGCACTTGACGCAGGATGGGACGAGGAAATGCTGCGCGTCGAGATGGAAGCCTTGCAGGGTATGGACTTTGACATCTCGCTCACGGGCTTTGACGAATCCGAGATTGCCGATCTGCTCTCACTGGATGATGGTGAAGCGCAGGAAGATGATTTCGACGTGGATGCGGAACTCGCAAAACCCTGTGTTGCTCAATCGGGTGATGTGTGGCATCTCGGCAAGCATCGTGTTATCTGCGGAGATTCCACGTTGCCGGAGACGTATGAACGTCTGCTCGGCAGTGAGAAGGTAAATCTCGTATGCACGGATCCCCCATACATGATCCAGCTTGAAAGCACATCGGGGAAAATAAAGAACGACGATCTGAATGACAAGGACGCCTATGAGTTCCTCAAATCTGCCTTTACCGCCTTCCACTCGGCAATGGCGACAGACGCTTCCATCTATGTATTTTACGCAACAGCAAAAGCCCGCATCTTTCATGACGCTTATGAAGATGCGGGCTTTAAAGTTGGCGCGGGCTTGGTTTGGAAGAAAGACCGACTGGTTCTTACGCGCACGGACTGGAAGTACATCCACGAGCCGATTATCTGGGGATGGAGGAAGGACGGACGGCACAGGTGGTACGGCGATCAGAAGCAGACCACTGTCTTTGCATTTGACCGCATCAAAGACTCGAAGAAGGACGGCTGCGGACATCCGTCCTCGAAGCCCGTGCCGCTTATCGCGTACCTTGTCAAGCAGTGTACGCAGACGAATGGTATCGTTCTTGACGGATTCCTCGGCTCGGCATCAACGCTGATTGCTTGCGACCAGCTGGGGCGTATCTGCTATGGCGTGGAGCTTGAGGCGAAATTCGTGGATGTTGCTGTTGAGAGATACATCCAGAGCAAGGACGGCAATACAGAAGATGTGTTTTTGGAACGTGACGGTGAGCGCATTCCGTATGTGGATGTGCCGAAACCAAAGGAGGAATCGTGATGCGTGTGTTTTTGAATCCGGGTCATGCGCCGGACGGAAATCCCGACCCCGGCGCGTGCGGATACGGGCTGCGGGAATGTGACGTGACAAAGAACGTCGCTGACCTTGTGGCGGGCTATCTCGTTGCCGCAGGTGTAGAGGTAGTTGGCACTTTGCAATCGGACAGTCTGCATGAAGTCGTTACGGCTTCCAACAACAGCGATACGGACGTATTCATCTCCATTCACTGCAACGCCTATAACGGCAGTGCAAACGGAACGGAGGTCTGGCACTTCTATGGAAGCGGCGCAGGGGAGATACTGGCACAGTGCATCCAGAACCAGATTGTGGATGCGCTCGGCACTGTGGATCGCGGCGTGAAGGGTGCAAAGCCCGGTGTCAACGGACTGTATGTTCTGAGCAACACTGATGCGGTCGCAGTGCTTGTGGAGCTTGCGTTTATCGACCATGCGGGCGATGCAGAGCTTCTTGGGACGCAGCAGGATGAATTTGCACGTGCGATTGCGCGTGGGGTAACGGACTATGAAGGAGAGTGTTGAAGATGAAACTGGAACACATTCAAAATGAACTGAAAAATCATGTGGGGGACTTCGTGCGGACGGAAGCGAAGGAAGCGACCGTCCTCTGGATGCACGAGAAGGGGCTTCCCGCAGCGCGTGAGGTGTCGGCGGCGTACACGGCGGCACTGAAGGAGAGCGCGGAGAAGGAGACAGGATGGTGTAGATTCCGCGACCGCATCTTCCTGCCGCTTGTCATCGACGGGGCGATCTGGGTGACAGGCAAGATGCTTGAGCGCATGACGGTATCCTTGGCAGGGAAATGATGGGCATAAGATCTATTTGATGAGATAGAGTTGGTGTATACAACAGAATCCGCTTGCTAATTCTTCCCACGTGAGTGATGAATGTAATGACCAAAGTACATGAAGGAGGTAGTCACCATGAAGGTCAATTACAACATCCAAAAGGAAGAGCGCAAGGCGATGGTCGGGATCATCAGCAAGGTGCTCGGCGAAAAGCCCGTCTACTGCGGCGCACCGACATTTTCCTACAAGATCGGCGCATTCGAGATCACGAAGGACGGATGTCTTTGCTTCGACGATGCCACCGACGAAGCGACCGTTGCGTGTGTGCGCACGGCACTGCGCGAGGAGGGCTTCATGTCCGAGGATGGGGAGGACGAGGCTTCCTGCGCGGATACAGGGGCAGACGAGTCGATCCTGACGGAAGCGGCAGTGGATGATCTGACACCGGCAGAACCTGCTCCGACAGAGGAAGCGATTGCAGAAGCCGATGAGGACAGCCTTTCCATCAGTCTCCCACGCAGCCTTTTCACGGAGACATCACTGCAGAATCTCGATGCACTCCTCCTGAGCAAGGGGCGGCTCATCCGGCACGCCTTTGACATTCGCGAGGCGACCTACACGCTGACCGATGACCGTATCACCTTCGCATGGCTGCACGGCACGATCACTAACGAGACGGCAAAGGCATATGCCGAGTTCATCAGTAAGCTCTGCCTGATGGCGCGGACGCAGAAGCGCGTCACGGCGAAGGAGAAGATTGTGGACAACGAGAGATACGCATTCCGCTGCTTCCTCCTGCGTCTTGGCATGGTCGGCAATGCCTACAAAGAGTCGCGCAAGATTCTCCTGCAGAATCTCACGGGCAGCAGCGCATTCAAGAGCGGACATCGAAAAGGAGATGAGCGCCATGCATTTTCCGAGTAAGGAACAGATCGCCGCACTTCGAGAGCGGTATCCGCACGGGACGAGAGTGGAACTCCTCGGAATGGACGATCCGCAAGCACCACCCAAAGGGTCGATGGGCGAGATTCTAGGCGTTGACGATGCGGGACAGCTTCTCGTCCGATGGGAGACAGGCTCGTCACTCAGCCTGATCCCTAGCGTGGACTCCTTCCGCATCATGCAGAAAGGGGGCAGATCATGAACGAGAAGGTTTTCGCACAGATCATGGACATCCGCGATTCGGGGCGGGTGAATATGTTCGATATTCCCGCTGTTCAGAGGATAGCGTTTAAGATGGAATTCTACGAACTCATCTGCTTCATCGAGGAAGACCGTGCCGCATATATTCGCTTCATCCTCACGGGTGAAAAATAGGCTACGATTTCAGCGATTCCGCACAGCCTTTCGGGGCTGTGTTTCTCTCGAAAAATAAGTGTGATTTATCGAAAATAAGACTTGCTATATTCTGCGTTTAGAGTGATATATACACATGACGAAGGGAACAACCTACACACAGAAAGCGAGGAACACAAAATGAAAAGCGCAGAAGCAAGATGGCCGAAGACCACCACGATGGAGCACCTCAATGAAATGCGGTTCGGGACGAGCGGCGCGATCCTGCGCTACGGCGAGCAGATCCTTGTCGTCGGGATGGAGTGCTGGGGCTTCCACGCAGCCATCTACGAGATGGTCGAAACGCCGGAGGAGACGGGATTTGCAGACATCGAATGCCGCCTGAACCTCGTCGAAGTCGCCACCGAGCTTTTCGAGGACGGCGGGCACGCGATGGCTTGGTGCATGAAGCGCATCTAAGCCGCGCCAAATAAAAAACAGCCCTTCGGGGCTGCTTCTCGTTTCAGATATTGTGAGTCGCTGAGAGCGGCTCTTTTTTGATGGGGGGTGATTGCTTGCGAAAACTGACGGACTATAAGCCGACGGAGTTCATGGCAGAAAACGCGCACTATGACAAAGCCGCTGCGGACTATGCCGTGGGCTTTATCGAGTGCCTGTGCCATACGAAGGGGACGTGGGCAGGAAAGCCCTTTGAACTCATCGACTGGCAGGAGCGGATCATCCGAGACGTCTTCGGTATCCTCAAGCCGAATGGTTATCGGCAGTTCAACACGGCGTATATCGAGATAGGGAAGAAGAACGGGAAGAGCGAGCTGGCCGCCGCCGTTGCACTTCTCCTTTGTTGCGGCGATGGGGAGGAACGTGCCGAGGTGTATGGCTGTGCCGCTGATCGTCAGCAAGCGAGTATCGTGTTCGAGGTCGCAGCAGATATGGTGCGGATGTGTCCTGCGCTCAGTAAGCGGGTGAAGATCCTTGCCTCACAGAAGCGGATGGTCTATCTGCCGACGAACAGCTTCTATCAGGTGCTTTCGGCAGAAGCATATTCAAAGCACGGCTTCAACATTCACGGTGTTGTATTCGACGAACTTCACACACAGCCGAACCGCAAGCTCTTTGACGTTATGACGAAAGGCTCCGGCGATGCGCGTATGCAGCCGCTTTACTTCCTCATCACTACGGCGGGGACGGATACGCAGTCCATCTGCTATGAGACGCATCAGAAAGCGAAGGACATTCTCGAAGGGAGAAAGATCGACCCGACCTTCTATCCCGTGATCTACGGAGCGAAGGAGGATGAGGACTGGACAGACCCCGAGGTCTGGAAGCGGTCGAATCCGTCCCTCGGTATCACGGTCGGCATCGACAAGGTACAGGCGGCTTGCGATTCCGCACGGCAGAATCCCGCCGAGGAGAACAGTTTCCGTCAGTTGCGTCTGAATCAATGGGTGAAACAGTCCGTGCGGTGGATGCCGATGGACAAGTGGGATGCGTGCGCTCTGCCTGTGGATGCGGAATCCTTGGAGGGGTGCGTCTGCTACGGCGGATTAGACCTTTCCTCCACGATGGATATTACGGCATTTGTCCTCGTGTTTCCTCCGACCGAGGAGGATGAGCCGTTTGCCGTGCTTCCGTACTTCTGGATTCCCGAGGAGAACATTGACCTTCGCGTGCGCCGCGATCATGTACCGTATGACGTGTGGGAGAAGCAGGGCTTTCTCATGACCACCGAGGGGAATGTTGTGCATTACGGATTTATCGAGACGTTCATCGAGAAACTGGGCGAGAAGTACAACGTCCGCGAGATTGCCTTTGACCGATGGGGCGCGGTGCAGATGGTGCAGAATCTTGAGGGGATGGGATTCACCGTTGTTCCGTTCGGGCAGGGATTCAAGGATATGAGCCCGCCGACGAAGGAGTTGATGAAGCTGACGCTGGAAAAGAAAATAGCGCACGGCGGGCATCCCGTCATGCGCTGGATGGCAGACAACATCTTCATTCGCACCGATCCTGCGGGCAACATCAAGGCAGACAAGGAGAAGTCCACAGAGAAGATCGACGGCGTGATTGCGCTCATCATGGCTCTGGATCGTGCGATTCGCTGTGGGAATGATACCTCCGCATCTGTCTATGACGAGCGAGGAATCTTGCTGCTGTGATTCGGGGTCTGAATCAGAGTGCGGCAACTTGGAGTTTCAGTCCAAGCGGCTGCATGAGTTTGAGCAAGGTGTCGATTTTTGGTGTCGTTTTGAAAGATTCGATACGTGCAACGGAGGATTGCGGCAGACCGCAACGCTGCGCAAGCGTTCTTTGGCTGATGCCAAGGGCGGTGCGCCGCTCAATCATCGAAGAAACAATAGCTGCAATTTCTTCAATCTCCTCCATACTTCGACGGCTCTCTGCGTCAATGGATTTTACATGATTCTTGTAATCTTCCCATGTTTTCATTTTCCTCGCTCCTTTTGCTGACGAAGGTAATCGGTTCGTGCTTCTTTTGCACGGGCTAGTTCGCGCGGCGGTGTCTTCATACTTTTCTTCCGAAAGTGGTGCAGCAGAACATATTGACCGTCTGCGTAATAGAAGTAGAAGATCCGGTTGTTTCCGGGGCGAAGTTCCCATATATCATCTTCCAGATATTTTGTGATCTTACTCGGTAATCTCGTTCCGTTGCGTGCCAAAAGATCGATGTAAAAGATGATCTGATCATATTGAATCCGCGCATCTTTGTTCGTCTTGCTTTTTTCACGTAACTCCTCGAGAAAATTCCATACGTCGGATGTCCCGTTTCTTTTCTCGTAGAACTCAATTCGATACATATTATACTCCCTCTTAAAGACACTTTGATGATAGCATAAAAGCTATCATTGTGCAAGGAGAATAACATATGAACCTATTCAGCAAACTCTTTCGTTCGCGGGACAAGCCTACGAATCATCTCGGCGGCTTGTCCTTTTTGTTTGGGCAGACGGCGGCGGGCAAGGCGGTCAACGAACGTACTGCAATGCAGATGACGGCAGTCTATGCCTGTGTCCGTATTCTTGCCGAATCCATCGCAGGGCTGCCCCTTCATGTTTACGCATACAAAGGGCAGGGCAAAGAACGTGTACCGGAGCATCCGCTGTATTTCCTGCTCCACGATGCGCCGAATCCTGAGATGATGAGTTTCGTATTCCGCGAGACTCTCATGGCACATCTCCTTCTGTGGGGAAATGCTTATGCCCAGATACTTCGAGATGGCAGAGGGCGTGTCCTTGGTCTCTATCCGCTGCTCCCGGACAAGATGGAGGTCGGTCGTGACAGCCGCACGGGGGAACTCTACTACACCTACACGAGAAGCACGGAGGAGAATCCGAACTTCAAAGATAAGGGGCAGATTCGTTTGCGACGCGAGGATGTCCTCCACATTCCGGGACTCGGCTTCGATGGTCTGGTCGGCTACAGTCCCATCGCTATGGCAAAGAACGCCATCGGCATTGCCCTTGCGACAGAGGAGTACGGAGCAGCCTTCTTCAAGAACGGAGCGCGTCCGGGCGGCGTGCTTGAGCATCCGGGTGTTCTGAAAGACCCGTCAAAGCTCCGTGAGAGTTGGCACGCCGTTTACGGCGGCACGATGAACACGGGCAGGATCGCCGTCCTCGAGGAAGGTGTAAAGTATCAGCAGATTGCCATACCGCCCGAAGAGGCGCAGTTCCTAGAGACGAGGAAGTTCCAGATCGACGAGATTGCACGGCTTTACCGTGTGCCGCCGCATATGGTCGGGGATTTGGAGAAGTCCAGCTTCTCGAATATCGAGCAGCAGTCGCTTGAGTTCGTCAAATACACTTTGAATCCGTGGGTCATGCGATGGGAGCAGTCGCTGCAGAAAGCACTGCTGACGGATAAAGAGCGGAAGGATTACTTCATTCGCTTCAACGTGGACGGTCTTCTGCGCGGGGACTACAAGAGCCGCATGGAGGGATATGCCATCGGGCGGCAGAACGGATGGCTCTCCGCGAACGACATCCGCAGGCTTGAGGACATGAATCCCATCGAAGCGGAGGAGGGCGGCGATCTGTACCTTATCAACGGGAACATGACAAAACTGAGGGACGCAGGTTTATTCGCCAACAAGAAAGGAGAGGGCGATGAAACGTAAATTTTGGAACTGGGTGCGGAACGAGGGAGAGAAGCGTGTCTTGCTTCTGGACGGTGAAATCTCGGACGAAACGTGGTGGGGTGATGAAATTACACCTCAGATGTTTCGATCTGAGCTTCACGCCGCCGAGGGAGATATTGACCTCTGGATCAACTCTCCGGGCGGGGACTGCTATGCGGCGGCGCAGATCTACAATATGCTGATGGAGTATAAGGGGAACGTCAATGTCAAGATTGACGGGATTGCCGCTTCCGCCGCATCCGTCGTCGCAATGGCAGGAACGACCGTTGAGATTTCTCCCTTGGGGATGTTGATGATCCACAATCCCATGACCGTCTCCATCGGGGATACACACGAGATGGAGCGGACGATCACGTTCCTTGCCGAGATCAAGGAGAGCATCATCAACGCTTATGAGATCAAGACGGGGCTGTCCCGTGCGAAGATTTCACGGCTGATGGATGCCGAGACATGGATGAACGCAAAGAAAGCGGTGGAGCTTGGATTTGCGGATTCCGTTCTCTATGAGAATCGGGAACATCTCACAGGCGAGGCGGCAGACGGGCTGATTTTCTCCCGCGCCGCCGTCACAAACTCCCTGCTCTCGAAATTCGGGCAGGGGACACAAACAAATAATGTCGATGCAGAGCCGTTTAAGAAGCGGCTCTTTTCTATTTCACACTAACGGAGGGACAAGAACATGGATAAGATCATGGCAATGCGCGAGAAGCGTGCAGAAATGTGGGAACAGGCAAAGCAGTTCCTCGACGAACACGAGAAGGACGGCCGCCTTACGGCAGAAGAGGCAAAGGCATACGAGCAGATGGAGAACGAGGTGCTTGCACTCGGCAAGGACATCGAGCGCATGGAGCGACAGGCAATTCTTGACGCGCAGCTTGCAAAGCCTGTAACGTCGGCAATCACCAATACACCGGGCGCAGGATTCGCTTCCGAAAAGACAGGTCGTGCAAGCGAGGCATACCGTGCGGCGATGCTGAAGGCACTGCGTACGAACTTCCGGCAGGTGGAGAACGTCCTGCAGGAAGGTGTGGATGCAAACGGCGGCTATCTCGTACCCGAAGAGTACGATCAGCGTCTGATCGACGTTCTGGATGAAGAGAACGTCCTGCGTCCGCTTGCGACGGTCATCACAACGAGCGGGGAGCACAAGATCAACATCGCCGCCACAAAACCTGCGGCTGCGTGGATTGAGGAGGGCGCGCCGCTCACCTTCGGGGACGCGACCTTCGACCAGATCGTTCTCGACGCGCACAAGCTCCATGTCGCAGTCAAGGTAACGGAAGAGCTTCTCTACGACAACGCCTTCAAGCTTGAGAACTACCTCATTGAGCAGTTCGGCAAGGCACTCGGCAATGCAGAGGAGGATGCGTTCCTGAATGGCGACGGGACGCACAAGCCGAAGGGGCTTCTCACCTCGGCAAAGACATCCGTCACCACGGCGGCGGCAGACATCAAGGCGGACGAACTCGTGACGCTCGTCTACAGTCTCAAGCGTCCCTACCGCAAGAATGCGGCATTCATCGTCAACGATCAGACCCTTGCAAGCATCCGAAAGCTCAAGGATGCGAACGGTGCGTATTTCTGGCAGCCGTCGTACCAGATGGGCGAACCCGACCGTCTGCTCGGCTACCCCGTGTACTCCTCGGCATATATGCCGGCTATTGCAGCAGGCAAGACCGTCATCGCGTTCGGCGATTACTCCTACTACAACATCGGGGATCGCGGCACTCGCGCACTCCAGGAACTCAAGGAGCTGTTTGCGGGCAACGGCATGGTCGGCTACGTCATGAAGGAGCGTGTGGACGGTAAGCTCGTTCTTGAGGAAGCCGTGCAGACACTCAAGATGAAGGGCTGATGTATGTTTTGCGGCAAAGAGGGGAGGTGGTTCTATGCTTGTGCCGCTTGCAGCAGTCAAGCAGTATCTGCGAATTGACGGAGATGAGGAGGACGATCTCCTCACGCACTTTACGGAAACGGCAGAACAGATTTGTACTGCATTACTGAGCGTGAAGAAGCTGTCCAAGGTTGAAGATCAGGCCATTGTGCGCGTTGCAATCCTCTATGCTGTCTCCTATCTCTATGAACATCGGGAGGAAGCGGATCACAGAGGGCTTGCCTTGACACTGCGGTCGCTTCTCTTCGGCGTTCGGAAGGAGGTCTTTTAGATGCAGGTGTCTATGAGCGAACTGCGTCACCGAATTTCCATCCTGCGCCCTGTGACAGATACGGATGATGAGGGAAATATCCTCGCGCAAACAACACAGGAAGTCGGGAAAGCATGGGCGCTCGTTCTGCCCTTTGCCGCGAAAATCTCCGACGGGTATGCGGAGAAGGTGCAGGAGGTGGATTACCGCATCGTCATTCGTTACCGTACGGATGTGCGCGTGACGGATCGTATCCGTTGGGGAGATAAAATGCTCACACCGATTGCGCCACCGTATCCGCTCGGCGGGAAGAAACGGTGGCTTGTTCTGGAATGCGGGGAGTTGGTGGAAGATGGCTAGATACCGAGGTTTCGTCTCTGCCGAGAAGATATTGTCCGAACTCGGCGCAGAGGCGACGGCTGCGGCAAAGGCAGCACTCGCGCACGGAGCGGACGATGTGGTCGCGGAGGCAAAGAACCGCTGTCCCGTCTATACGGGAACAGATAAGCGCGTGGTCAAAGGTGCGCTGCGGGATTCCATCCACAAACGTCTGCGCCGGAAGGACGGCTCTGTTTGGAGGATTGCGGCGGATGCGGAGTCTCAAGATGGCGTATTCTACGGCGTTCTTGTCGAGTTCAGCCCACGCATCAACAAGCCGTTTCTCTATCCCGCGCTCGATGCCAAGAAGGACGGAATCCGTTCTGCCATCGTCGATGCCGTAAGGTCTGCTATTCGGAGGAGAGGGAAATGAGTACGGCACGGATGGTGTATCAGGCACTTGTGCGTTCCAAAACACTGTCTCAACTTCTTGCACATGGGAAGAAGGGCATCTATCACGGACGCAGTCCCGACGCGGGGACATATCCGATTCTCGTCTACTCTGTCATTTCCGACGTTCCTGCGCTCTCGGCAGACGGTGCGGAACTGGAACGCCGAATCACGGTGCGTATCCATATTCTGACGAAGGACGGACGGTTTCGGGAAATCCATAAAGCCGTAAAAAGTGTACTCCTGCCGCTCGGCTTTGTAAGGGCGCAGACGCAGGAGTTCGTTCAGAAAGATATATTCGTGGAAATCACAGATTACAGAACAGTAGTGGAGGGAGAATAAAATGCCGGGACCAACACCAACGGGAAAGCCCGCAGGGAATCTTACGAGCGGGCAGTTCATCAACATCCAGAAACTTCACATCGCAAAAATGCTCACCGATGAGGCGGGCGGCAGTGCGACCTACGAGAAACCCATTCCGCTCGGGAAATTGCTCCGCAAGGTGGACATCAAGCCGCAGACGAATCAGGCGGAGCTTTTTGCCGACGGTCAGTCCGTGGATACGGCGTCGAATACCGCATCCTACGATCTGACGTTTGATACCGCCGCGCTTCCTTTGGAATACACGGCGTATCTTCTGGGACACAGTATCGAGAACGGCGTAATGAAGGCGGGCAAGGACGATGTCGCGCCATACTTCGCCGTCCTCTTTCAGTCGGATAAGCGCAACGGGAAGAAGAGATACACCAAATTCTACAAAGTCCAATTCACGGAACCCTCTGAGAGCGGCAACTCGAAGCAGGAGAGCATTCAGTTCGATACGCCGACGCTCACGGCAAAGGCGATCTACCGCCTCTCGGACGGGCTGTCCTACGCCAAGGCTGACGAGGAGGCAGCGGGCTTTGCCGCAGAGACAGGCTCGAAGTGGTACGAGCAGGTCTGAGGGAGGACATGATGGATACACCGAAACTGCATATTGCGGGCAGGGAGATTACGCCGAACCCTCCGAAGATGAAGGTCTGGCGTGCGTTTCTTGCCTTTTTTGATGCCGACAAGGAAGGTCTGAGCCTTGAAGATTTTCTGAACGAGCATGTCCGACTGATCATTCTCGGCTTCGGACGCGAGGAAGTGACGAAGGAATCCGTGGAGGAGAATGTAGACGTTGCGGACATTGTTCCACTGACACGCGCACTCTTTCGATGGGTTCAGTCATTGACGTTTTCCAAACTGGTGAACCTCCCAAACGGGGAGACGGAGAAAGAGGCGTAGTTCTTTCTCCGTACCAGAATTTACTGCGCTATTACGAGCGGCTGCAGTCCGCATATGGATGGACGATGCGCGAGGTTGATTCACATGAGATTACGTTTTTGCTTGATCAGCTTGTCGTGACGGCACTGTGCGAACAGCAGCAATCCGAGCGATATATTGACGACGTGATGTAGGGAGGGGATAGGGTGGCAAAGCGCGGACAAAAGATTGATGAACTCTATCTCGACATCGGTCTCAACATCGCACAGCTGCAGCTGGACTTTGACACAGCGGGCAAGACCGTCTCGGATTCCATTGCGCGACTCAACAGTAAGGCGAATAATATCCATCTGAAACTGGATGCTGACCTCGCGAAACTCGACGGTGTGGGGACGGAACTCGACAAGATCAGGGTACGCCATCAGGCGATCAACCGCGAGTTGGATATTCAGCGGCAGAAAGAACAGATTCTTGCCGCTGTCCTCCAATCCGCAAAGAAAAACGATGGCGTGGACAGCGCATCTTACCGTAGAGCAGAGAGCAATCTCCTGCGTCAGCAACGAACCGTCGCGCAGACCGAAGCCGAGGTGCGAAAACTGAATAACCGCCTAAAAGAAAGTGCGGTTCTCTCCGGCACACTTGGCGGGCGCATCTCCGCAGGGATGACGGCAGCACAGGCAGGTGTCAAGAATCTCACGAGCGGATTCAATATCCTCTCCGCGAAGATGGCTGCCGTTATGGCAGTCGCGGCAACCGGCGCAGGGCTGTTCAACATCACCAAGGACGCGATGCTTGCGGGTGAGAACGTCTATAAGCTGACGCAACGACTTCACGTCTCTGCGGGGGAAGCCGCTGAACTGGGGCGTATGTTTCAGCTTGCGGATACGGACATCAAGAGCGTCATTCCGCTCATTGCACGTCTCGACAAGCAGGTGTCCGTTGCGGGAGAGAGCGGCAACGATACCGTCCGCGCACTTTCGCGCTTTGGCATTGCGCTCAAAGACCAGCAAGGGAATCTCCTGCCGCTGAACGAGCAGCTGGCACAGCTTGCCAAGGGATACAAGACCGCAAGCGAAGCAGGCATGGAGGAAGCATATACCGCAGAAGTCCTCGGAGCACGCGGGGCGGCACTCATCCCTATTCTTGAACAGTATGACGATCTGATGACGATTTCATCTCGCGTCAAGACCACGGGACTGCTTGACCCGGAGCAGGCGCATGAGACCTATCTCAAGTGGCGTGCGATGGAGATGGAAGCGGGGCAGCTGAAACTCGCGCTTGGTGCAGCTCTCCTTCCTGTCGCCGAGGAACTCATGCCGGAGATCAATGATGGGTTTGAATCTCTGGTTGAAATGATTCGGGACAACAAGGATGAGATCAAGGACGCCGTTCTAGGATGGGGCGAAGCACTCAAGACCGTTGCGGAGCTTGCGGGCTTTGTCGGAGAACAGATTCACAAGGTCAATGAACACGCAGAAGCGAATGCGTGGCTCATGAAGAATCATCCTGTGGCATCTCCGCTGATTGCTGTTCCGTTCCTCGGCGGCACCGTTCTAGACGCACTCTATGGTGATGAATACAAGCAGTACCAAGAACAGCAGAAACTTGCCAAAGAGAAAGCGGCGGCAGAGGAGAAGGCGCGTGCCGAGGCGGAGAAGAATGCCAAGGCGCAGGAGCAGAATGCCAAAGCTGCGGCAATCCGTGCGGCGGCAGAGAAAGATGCCGCAAAGACGGTCAGTGAGTCTGCAAAGGCGACCACACAACTGACGGACAGCTTATATACACTGACGCACACAGACATCCAGAACAGCCTTCATGCACTGGATCGTGAGGCCTTCGATTTCTTCCAGAAGGGTGCAGACCCGCATCTCATCGACGAATACCGTCTGGCGAAGGAAGCGAAAATCTACGCCGACTTTCAGCGGGACGTTGTGGACAAGGCGAATGCGCTCTATAAGACCGACCTGCAGAACAAGCTGGACTCCATCGCCCGCGAAGCCGATGCCTTCCGGCAGAAGGGCTTGGACGAGGTGCAGACGCAGGCGTGGCTCAGTGAGAGCAAAGCGCGTGTCATGGAGCAGTGGGAGAAGGATGTAGCGGGGAGTATCCGCTCCATTTGGAAAACGGAACTTGAGAACCGCCTTGCTGAGATTGAACGCGAGAAGGATGCGTGGGTACAGAAGGGACTGGACGAGGTCGAAGCGACACGCTGGGCGGAGAAGCAGAAGCTCGATGCCAAACGCAACGCCGCTCTGGAAGTCCTCCGCTCCCAGAAGGAGGAACTGCAGGTATTCAAGAAATCCGGGCAAGTCGGGCTGATGGAGTATCTTCGGAAAAAGAACAAGCTGACCGCAGAGGATCTGGGGCTGACACCGGAACTTTTGCAGCAGTTCCAGTCCGGGCGTAAATGGGCGATGGAGAATCTCCTGCCGAATTTCGCTCCCGAGAAGCGTGAGGACAGTTCCCGCATTCGCGTCAACGGGCAGGAGTTCTCGTATGCACAGATGATGGCAGGATTGGGGACACAAGCGCAGAGCATTCAAACTGCGGGGCAGGGTGCGAGTGTTCCACAACAAGGGAATCAGTCCGCGCCATCCATGACGGACAATCGACAGATCCACATACAGGTGCAAATCGAGAACGCCGTTACGGAGGACAATGAGGGAATGCGGATGCTCGCCGATCATGTTGCCGACCGCATCCGTCCTGCCGTTGAAAATGCCCTTGGAGGTGATTCCAATTCATATTCACATTGGTGAGGTACGGACATTATCCGTTGAAAACTGGCAGGCCATTCCAGACGACCGTCAACAGCTTTTAGAAATTGTTGGCGGCGTGGTGGTTCAGGATTTCGGTCATGTGACAGAGGGCGATCGTATTTCCTGTTCGGTCACGGTCACTTCTGCCGCATGGGAGAAGATCAAGGGCTACTGGGACAGCCGCGCGATGGTGTCCGTGACCGATGAGGGCGGGAACATCCTGCCCTCCATGCGCGTCGTGGTAAAGTCCTACGAGTATATGGCACATTTTCCGAAGGTATACAAACTGTCTCTGGAATTTTGGAGGGTATGACAATGGCAGAACTCTTGCATATCTATATGAACAATCCAACCGAGGGCGGCAAGGACGGAACAGAGGTCAGCTCCGGTACGGAACTCTCTCCGATCTCCGTTATGCTCGATGCGGGTAAGGGTGAGCAGAAAGCCGTCAAATGTGCCGTGCGGTGCGAGAGCGGCTTCCATATCGACGGAGTCTTGACGATCAAGTTTGTCGGTGATCATGCGGATAAGTGGAAAGCGGCAATCAATAACGGATACACCGTCGATACAGCGTTGGAGTCCGCCGAGTGGAAAGACAGTATCTCATTATCCAATGTTGCTGATAAGAATACGATTTTCTGGGTCAAGGCACTCAGCAGTGCAGATGAGCCGCCGCAACAGGATACGAGTGTGGACATTCAGGCAGAGGGACTCCTAGTCTCGAATTGAGGAGGTTCGTATGGCATTCAAATACATCAATCCGGGCTATGCGGAGCTACTTTCGGTTCGTGGCGGCACGACGGTGACGGGCGAGCAGTACAGTAAGACGGGCATATCCTTCTGGCAGCCGACCAGTGACAAAGGGCTGACGATTTCAGAATTCCCCACAGAGCTTTACGGGAAACTGGATCTGTACTTCAAAGCACCCGAGAATGCAGACCGTGCCAAACTTACCCTTGCAATTGGAGGCTACATCATCGTTAGTGCGGAAACGTCCTGGAGCAGGTGGCGCATGAAGGGAAACAACAATAACGATACCATTGCCACCTCCGACAGCATTCGCGCAAATGCAGTCAATACTTTGTGGTTTCATGTCAAACCGGGGCAAAACAATGACGGCATCTTTCGGGCACTCCTGAACGAACACGAGGTTTATAACAAGCAGGACTGCTCTTTTTGGTACGCCTACAGTTCCAGTGAAAAGACCATAACAGTTTGCAGCAGAACCGAAGACATTCTTATCTCGAACCTCATCCTATCGGATGAAGAGATCAGCCCACGGGAACAGGTTATCATGCTGCCCGCCCAAGCGACGCAGACGAATATGACCGACTGCGGCGATGGAAGCTATCAGGCGACGGCTGCGAATCAGGAGATTCTGCAAACGGTGGATGTTGCCGCCTTGTCCGCGCAGTATAGTGCGGACTCTCGTGTGACGGGGATTTCTCTTCTCGGTAATCCCGCCTACCGCACGGCAGAGGGGCTGTGCGCTCTGACAGCAATTGAAAAGAGCGGCGGGAATATCACGGAATACGGCAGACATATCGCCGAACAGAATCCAACATCAGTTGTGATGGACACGCGCACTGTCTCCATGTCGATTGCAGAACTCACGGGACGGCAGTTCGGATGGAGAGCGGGGACATGAGCATCAAGCTGAAACCTGCCGTCTGCATCGCGTGGCTGCCGTTCGGGCGCATTCACATCAAGTCTGTTATATATGCCACGGTGATTCCCGTATTTCGTCAATCGGTCAAGGTCAGTGGAGATACGTCGCGTAAAGTCACGTCATCTTGCTCTGTTCATGCAGATACTCTGCGCGATATTCGGATCGTAAAGCAAATCACGGTAACGGGTGACACAGAGCGGCGCATTGGCCGCTGTGGTACGGTTCTCGTAGATACGAAACGGACTCTTGTCAAACAGTCGCGTATTCTTGCAGATACGAGGATAGAGATTCCTCATACACTGACCTATGCAGAGTTCAGGGAGCGGGGGATTCGCTCGTTTTCCGTGACGCTCGGTGAACTCAGTCTCTCCGACAATATCCAGCTTGAAACCGTGAATCCTCTTTCTATCGGCGCGTGTGTAGAAGGGCGGGTGATGGATTATGCCTTCCGATTTCTCGTCGAGGAAACGAGTCAGCGCGGCATCGTGCAGTCTGTCAAGGGGACGTACAGTAAAGACACACTCCTCTACACGCCCATCCATATCTATGTCGAGCGGGCGAAGGTCTCGCGCTATGCGGCGGAGATTGCGGCGGCGCTTGGGCTTCGGCTTCATCGTCTGACCGATGATTTCATACCGTCGCAGAACTTTGAGGGCAGCGGTATGACCTACCATGACTTTATCTCCGCACTCTTCGGATGGACGGCAAAACTCCCGCAGCGTCAGATCAACGTCTTTATTCGCGGCGATACGCTCCACATCATTCAGCGCGGCATGGAGGAGTCTGTCATTGACATTACGAACTGGCCGCACGCACAGCCGACGGTTGAACGGAAACTCCTGCGTTCCGTCTGGCACAGTTCACATAAGGATTCCACAGGGGCGCACAACGAGGAGGACACCGTGCCTGTTCCTTTCACCGGCACGATTTCATTCAGAGAAATCAGCAGAACGTATTCCAACGGCTTTCTCGTGCGCGAGACGAATGAAAACGGCTACAGCACCTATACCTACGATGGGGAATACCTCGCGGAGAAGCGCACGCATAATGTGGACGGCTCCACAAGCCGCACGGATTACGCATACGCCTCCACGGGGCGCGACGTGTATCTCTTTAAGGAGTGGGAGCGTACAACAGAACCCGTCAATGACGGAAAGAAGCACACGGAATATGACTGGGAGGATTGGAGCAACGAGAAGGGGACAGAGCGCATCACCTACCACGCCCCGCTCGGCTACGGATGGTATGCGACCACAGTCTATGTGGACGGCGTGCTCGAAGGAAGCTCCCTCTCACAGGGAAAGCCCGGCGGCAAGGCGAGTCAGTTCACCGTCGAGCAGTCGAATCTCAGCCTTGGTGCAAGTTACGCCAGTGACGATACGCTGCCGTATTCCTCGCTCATCGATACGGAATTTCCCGTTGTGGGGGCAGAATATTTACAGACGCTGACAAAGGAGATCGAGTGGCTCAACCGCAAGACGCAGGAAACAGTTACGGTGGAGATTCGCGCACGGATTCGTAGCGGCGTTCCCGATATTGACCACATCGTCGATTTTACCGAACGCATCCGTTTTGAGGGATACGAGTATTTCCTTCAGTCCAATACGGTGGAACTCACGCCGCGTCTTTTGCGGCAGACAATCAAGATGGTGAGGTGGTACGGATGAACGGTGTTCTGGGGCTTGCAGCGGCGATACGGGCAGGAATAAAGAACTCGAAGGTGGCTGAGTCACAGGCACAGCGCGGCAGGATTCAGAATGGGCGCGTCCATATCGGCGAGCGATCATATCCTTTCCGCGCGGCAGTGGACTGTAACACCAGTGACGGCAGTCTTGTGTGGGTGCAGATTTCAAAGGGTGGTACCGCTGTAATCGTGGGAGCGTGATGTATATGCACAGGGCGAGGGTGAAAGCTGTGAGCGGGAATCGGGTGCTTGCGGATGGCGTATGGCTTACCTGCATTGGGAACCGCTCCGTTCAGGAAGGAGAATGGATCTGGACGGACGGGCGCTGCGTCTACGGGCATGAAGCTGAGGGTGGCAGCAGCTACATTCCAACGAATGCACTTTCCGGCATACCGCTCCTCCAAATAAAGTGGAAGGATCAAAAAAACCAGATGCTCCATTCGTACTATGCAAAAGGAAAGATTCATCCGCTCGGCTTTTCCAAAGAGGATATATGGATGGTCAACAGCAGCCGCCACTTCGCGTATGTCTCAGGCTATGGAATGCTCGATGCCGAAATGGATGAGCGGGGAAATCTCTATACCCTCGAAGCTGTGAATGCTCTCGTGTTCCCGCTCATCGGGGCAGATCAGCGTGACAGTATTCTCTCTGTCAAACGCAACGGAGAGATCATCGCCGCATACGATCTTGTGCAGATGTTTGGTGCTCCCGCCGTATCCGGTCCCACTAACCTCTATAGCTGTCAAACAGAAGGCGGGCGGGTGGATAAAGCTGGGAACTTCAAAGTGATGATATGGCACTCTGTATCAGAGCATGGGGGAGACGGAAGTCATGTCAGCACAGACCGTTATGTGTTCTTCGATGGCAGCAATCTTGAGCCTTGGATGGAGAAAACCAAAACAACGTCAAGAGACTCTGTTACAGGGGAATCCCATACTTCGGAAAGCAAATGGAGCGCACCGGATTATAGTGTCCGCTATCCAATCCATGACGGAATGTATATGCGCTTTCCCGCAAATCTGGATTACCTTATCTCCGGGAAAAAATATATTTCAAAGATTTACAGTGCAAAGGATGAGCTGCTTATGGAACTGGAAACAAATCCGACTGCCCGTACAAGTCTCTGCCCTCTGGGACAGGGGAAATATCTGGTCAGCACGGGATCGCCCTTATATTTATGGAAGGACGGTCAGCTTACAGAGCTTATGCGCGGATGCTATAACTACCGTCTGCGCAGGATGAGCAATCTCAATAAATGGAAGAAAGCAGGGGGTGTCTGATATGGATCAGATTTTGACAATACGCCTGTATGCGGCGGGCATCGGCATCGTAGTCGGGGAGTTCCTTGGCAGCTTCGATGATCTGCTCTATGCGCTCGTTGTGTTTGTGGCGACGGATTACATCACGGGAGTCCTCCGTGCGATTGTGGAGAAGAAACTGTCGAGCGCCATCGGCTTTAAGGGCATCTGCAAAAAAGTCTGCATCTTCACCCTTGTGGGCGTGGCGAATGTGTTAGATGTTCACATCATCGGAAGCGGATGCGTCCTGCGCTCTGCCGTGATCTTCTTCTACATCTCGAATGAGGGAATCTCGATCATCGAGAACGCAGCGCGGATGGGGCTTCCCGTTCCGCAGAAATTGCAGGACATGATGCACAGCCTCAAAGATAAATAACTGCTTTAACCTCAACGCCCGGCGAATGATCGTCGGGTTATTTTTTTACTTTTTGGGTGACCACAAGAGCCGTTTTTGTCTGCTGCTTCATGAAGGGAGATGTTGAAATGAGCAAGGAAGAAGGAATACGGGAAATGACGTATCAGATGGTGATGCGTGCTTCATGGAAAATGCTGCAGAGCGGACTTTTGTCAGAGGACGAGTATCTTGCGTTTGAAGCGAAAATGCGCGAGAAATATCGTCCCGTCATCGGGCTTCTATTTTCAGATATTGACTTGCTATCGTGCGGATAGTACGGGAATATGGGAGTGGAAAGGAGGGAGCACCATGAAGATACGAAGAGTTCAACCAAGCCCTATATTGCAGAAAAAGCTGCGTGTTGCGGCATACGCCCGCGTCTCTGTGGATACGCTTCACCACTCTCTTGCAGTGCAGGTCAGTTACTACAGCAATCTCATCCAGAACAATCCTGCGTGGGAATATGCCGGCGTGTACGCAGACGAAGGAATCACAGGGACAAGTACCGCGCATCGGACGGAGTTCAAGCGGCTGATCGCGGACTGCAACGCCGGGAAGATTGATCTGGTACTCGTCAAAAGCATCAGCCGTTTTGCCCGTGACACCGTGGATTGCCTCAATACCATTCGACAGCTGAAAGAGAAGGGGATCGCCGTTCGTTTCGAGAGGGAGAACATTGATTCCACATCCGAGGACGGAGAGCTGCTCTTGACGCTGCTCGCATCCTTTGCCCAAGAAGAGAGCAGAAGCATCGGCGACAACATCCGATGGGGCGTACGGAGACGATTCGCCGAGGGGATTCCGAATGGGCATAAAGCACCGTACGGCTACACTTGGGATGGCGAGATGTTCCGCATTGTTCCTGCTGAGGGCAAGATCGTCAAGGAGATATTCCGGAGATACCTTGCCGGAGAATCTGCCTACGCCATCGCAAAGACACTTGCGGGGCGCGGAATCACAGGACGGCAGGGGAGACCGATCGAGCAGACCACGGTAAAGGACATCCTCTCCAACATCTCCTACACGGGCACAATGGCGCTGCAGAAGAACTACATCACGGAAGGTCATATCCGCAAGCGGAATAAAGGGGAACTTCCCATGTATCTGGTGGAGGGGATGTTCGAGCAACTCGTGTCAAAGGTAGATTTCGACAAGGCGCAGGAGATACGGAAACGGAGAGCCGAAGGGGCGGCCAATCGGAATCCTGTGCTGATGCCATTCTCGGGAATGGTGAAATGCGGATGCTGCGGCGGCGGCTTCAGCAGAAGAACCGCCGGGAAGTACAGGCGATGGGGATGCAACACAAGGGAGCGGAAGGGCAGAGAATCCTGTGACAGCCGTCCAATCAAGGAAGAGGAGCTTGTTGCTGCGGTCAGAACCGTCATGGAGAAGGATGATTTCGATACCGCTGAACTCAGGCGTAAGGTGTCCAAGATCGTCATTTACGGCGATCGGATCGACTTCCATCTTGTCAACGGACGCATAAAAAAGACTGCCCGCATCTATAACGGGCAGCGCGGCAGCAATCCCTTCACCAACAAAGTGTACTGCGCTTCCTGCGGCAGCAAGTGTGAGCGCGATACATGGACGAAGGGGACTAAGGTGTGGGCTTGCAGTCAGCCGCGCACGAAATGCCGATTGAGGAGATTACCAGAGTCAGAACTGAAGGAAGCTGTGGCATCCTTTTTTGGCAACTCCTGTGAAGGGCAGATTGTGCAGAACGTCGAGCGGATTGTCATATCCGACGATGAGGTCATATTTCAACTCAAAGAAGGAGGCGCATACCGATGGCAAAGACAGTGCGGGTGATTCCTGCAACTCCCAGAGTGTTTCGGTCAGAAGTTGCGGCAGAACCAAGGCGGCGCAGAACGGCAGGATATGCCAGAGTTTCGACCGATCATGAAGAACAGGCTTCCAGTTACGAAATGCAGATGGCGCATTACAAGAACTACATCGAGAGTCGTGCAGACTGGGATTTCGTCGGCATGTATTCGGACGAGGGAATCAGCGGCACGAACACCAAGAAACGCGATGGCTTCAATCAAATGATCGAGGATGCCCTTGCCGGCAAGATTGATCTTATCATTACAAAGTCGGTCAGCCGCTTTGCGCGGAATACCGTGGATTCTCTGCAGAACGTCCGCAAGCTCAAGGAAAACGGCGTAGAGATTTACTTCGAGAAGGAGAACATATGGACGTTCGACACGCGCGGAGAACTCCTTATCACGATTATGTCCAGCCTAGCGCAGGAGGAAAGCCGCAGCATCTCGGAGAACACCACATGGGGCAAGCGGAAGCAGTTCGCCGAGGGCAAGACCAGTGTGGGCTACAGTGCCTTTCTCGGGTATGACAAGGATTTCAAAATCAACGAGGAACAGGCGAAAGTGGTGAAGCTCATCTACAAACTCTTCCTCGGCGGGCGATCCTTCTATGCCATTACCAAGGAACTGGAGAAGCGCGGCATCAAATCCCCGTCGGGAAAGGATAAGTGGTACATTTCCACGGTGCGCTCCATCCTCACGAATGAGAAGTATCGCGGTGATGCACTGATTCAGAAAGAGTATACGGCGGACTTTCTCGATAAGACGCGACGCAGAAACATGGGAGAGATTCCGCAGTACTATGTGGAGGAACATCACGAGGCGATTATCCCGCCAGATTTGTTCGACTTTGTGCAAGCGGAGATAAAGCATAGAGAACAGAACGGTAAGCACAGTGGCGTAAGCATCTTCGCGAACAAGATAAAATGCGGCTGCTGCGGCGGTTACTACGGTGCGAAGGTCTGGCACTCGACCGACAAATACCGCAGAGTCATCTATCGCTGCAACAAGAAATATGCCCACAAGGGCAAGCCGTGCAGTACAAGGCATCTGACAGAGGAGGAGATCAAGCGAATTTTCGTCAAGGCGCTGAACTCTTTGGTGGAAGTCAAAGAGAACGTGATCGCAGAACTGCGATCTCTGATTGACAGCGTTTGTCAGATGGAGGAGCTGATAGAGGAGCGCAGTATGGTAGAGCAGGAACTTCGCAGTTTGGCAGAACGGCTCGAAATGCTGATTCACGAGAATGCACGGGTGGCACAGAATCAGACAGCGTATCTGAAACAGGAAAATGAGATTCGTAGACTCTATGTGGAAAAGCAGGGGCATCTGGCGAGGTTGGACGAGCGAATTGCCGAGAGGGAGAGTAAGAGAAATATCCTAGAGGGCATGATTCAAGTGGTATGTGGTATCAACGGGGAGCAGGTTGCGTTTGATGAGGAGTTATGGGGCGGACTGCTTGATTACATTGTGGTCAAGGAAGATGGGCAGGTGATCGTCGTTTTCAAGGGTGGGATTGAGATTGGTGTTTGGAAATGA